GATTTATATTATGAATAATTTTTTATGGGTCGAAAAGTATCGACCAAAGACAATTGAAACATGTGTATTACCACCAGGTTTGAAAAAAATCTTTTCAAAGATTGTCGAGCAAGGTGAAATACCAAACATGATTTTAAGTGGTACTTCTGGTTTAGGAAAGACCACTATTGCTCGAGCCTTATGTAATGAGCTCGACCTTGATGTTCTACAAATCAATGCATCAGAAGAAAGTGGTATTGATACCTTACGTTCAAAGATAAAACAGTTTGCGTCTTCTGTATCATTGCAT